CGAATCTTCTTATATATACAGGACAATTAAAAAAGTTTATTATGGATATTTTAAGATAATCTATTGTACTTCAGAAGAGGAATTAATAAAAAATATAGTTCAATATAGAGTTTTCAATTCATTCCTTAAATATGAGGAAGCTGAATATGAATTAACAATTATTAAAGGTGATATTCTTATATTAAATGAAACGATATTAAATAAAATTAATGGTCAAACCGAAATCTCAATTAAAAGAATAGAGGAAAAAAGAAAATTAGAAGAAAAAAAAGAAAGGTTGAAAAATCTTGAGAAAGAAGAACAAGGAGATAGAAAAGAATATGAAAGATTAAAGAAAAAATTTGATAATTTAGGAGGAAAATATTAATGGAAATACTGAAAAATATTAAAGTTCCAACAGGAAATATTCTTATCGTTAAAGGGGATCTTGGAAGGCTTGAGATGTTATCTCTTGGGGATTATGGGAAAGATGTGAATCTCAAGGCTGACTATATGGGATTAACGAGAAATATAGATAAAGTGGAACACACGAATATGTTACCACTTGAAGAAAAATGGGTAATTACAATATCTACCCAATATGGGTGTTCTATGGGATGTAATTTCTGTGATGTTCCCAAGGTTGGACCTGGAACCAATGCCACAGAAAATGACCTAGTAAAACAGGTTTTAACGGGTATTAAAATACATCCTGAAGTTGAGTTTACAAAACGATTAAATATCCATTTTGCAAGGATGGGAGAACCAACCTGGAATCCAAATGTTTTGGAAGCAACCAAATGGTTTAAAACTCATTTAGATCCAGAATATCATATTCACCCTGTTGTTTCGACAATGATGCCAAAGAAAAATATTTGGCTAAGAACATTCATTCACAATTGGATGAGAATGAAAAATAGACTGTTGAAGGGTGGAGCTGGACTTCAATTATCGATTAATTCGACTGATGAAGATGAGCGGAATATCATGTTCAATAATAAGGCTCACACATTGGAAGATACCGCCAGGATTATGTATGGTATAATTCCAAATGGTAGAAAAATAACATTGAATTTTGCAATAGCAGAATGGGAAATCAATCCTAATGTTCTTTTGAAATACTTCGATCCTGATGATTATATTATTAAATTAACGCCAATGCATAAGACAGCAGAAGCGATAAAAAATAATATTTTCACCAAAGATGATTACACAACATATTATCCATATAAAGAATATGAAGAATCATTGAAAGTTGCTGGATATGATGTTCTCGTATTCATCGCTTCGGAATATGAAGATATGGGTCGTATTACATGTGGCAATGCTATTCTTTCAGGAACGTTGCCTGAATGTCCTTATGAAGAAATCAAATGATTTTTCTTAAATTTTCATCATTGATATGGGCATCATTAACATGTATTTATGTCTTTAATTTCGAGTGTTCTTTTATGGATGTGGGTTTTTATATAGGTGTGTTTCTTAACGCACCTTATTTTTTTATCAAATTTGATTATAATTATATATATTAATATGTGATAATGGAATCTCATTCCATTCGATTATCTGATCAACTCAATTATTTATTTTATAAGGAGAATATTATGTTAATGATATTAGGTTATATAAATATAATATTAACTGGAGCATTTATAGCATGGTCGGCTATAGGTATAGTTGGACTGTGCGTCTTAGCCAAAGAGGGATATCCGGCAAAAGATGGGTTCTTCAGGGAATTATTAATGAATTTGATGTTGTCTGTTGTATTCATATTAAATCTTATATATTTATTCTAAATTATCGACTAGGAAAATATCTTCGGGTATTTTCCTAGTGATCTCTCATATTTATTTTTTTTCAAATTTATAATTAAAATGGGAACAAAATAATGAAAGAGAGGATAGAGAATCTAGACTCGATAAGGTAGCTTCCTACTATCTTCCTCTCTAAATATTTAGGAAATTAAATTTAAGGAGAATTTAAAATGCAAGAAATATGGAAAAATAGAAAAGATTTATTTTTAGACGAAGAAATTTGGAAAGATATAGAAGGACATAGTGGAGATTATCAAGTTTCTAACTACGGAAGAATAAAAAGTTTTAAAATCAATAAGATAAATGGAAAAATATTAAAACAAATTAAAATGAATGGATATTTATTTGTTAATTTATCTAAAAATGGAAAAGGAAAACCTAGAAAAATTCATCATTTAATGTTTGAAAATTTTAATAATTACAAGTTAAAAGAAAATGAGTGTATTCACCATAAAAATGAAAATAAATTGGATAATGTTTTTAATAATTTTATGTTAATGACAAATTCTGATCATAAAAGCTTACATATGTCTGGAAAAAATAATCCAATGTATAGAAAAATTGGGGAAAATAATCCAAATTATGGAAAAAAACGTCCTGAACATTCTAAAAGAATGTCTGGAGAAAATAATCCACAAGTAATATTAACAGAACAAGATGTTATTAAAATTAGAGAATTAGATTTACCACAAAAGGAACTTGCTGAAATATTTGGAGTTAGACAACCAACGATTTCAAATATAAAAGCAGGAAGAACTTGGAAACATATTATATAAAAAATATATAGAGATATACAAATTATTTAAAAATATTCTTGATAAAGGATGTGAAATTTATGGCAGACCAACTGGGAAAAGAAAGCTTCCTGCCTGGACGCAGCTATCAAATTAGTTTAAAAATAAAAAATAAAGATTATTCCAATGATTTAATTAAATGCCAGATCATAGCATCTGTGAACGCTATATATGACATTGTTAGATTAGAATTATTTGTAGACCCAAGAGATATTATCACTGAAATAACCGGAGAAGACCCTTTAAAACTGTCAATTACTCCAATAGGTAATTTAGGAGACAGACAAGAAAGATTAGATTTTGAATTAATGTATATATCATCTGCATATAAAATCCCGATAAAACCGATGATGTATAAACCGTTTCAGGTTGACCGCGTTTCCTTTCCAATTATATGTGTTCCTAGAAAACCATTTAAAACAATGAATACAATGGTTAACAATATATATATTGGAAATACAATTCGAGAGATAATTCAAGATCTTGTAAATAAGACAAATACAAATGCGACTTTGAACATGGATACAGACAATTTGAATAATAATCAACTTGATCAGGTTTTAATCGCTCCCAAGACTCTAGCAAAATCAATTAAATATTTAAATGAAACATTCGGAATATACAATGGCATTTTTAATTATTCATGTAAATATGATAATACTGTCGAAATTTTAAATTTGACAAAAAGAATAACACAAGAATCGACATTTATAATATATCAATTATCCAGTGATGATGAAGATAATATTAAATTTTTAAGAGAATCATTAGAAAAACCTAATGTATATTATACATATGATTTGATCAATATATCATACAGTGGGAATATGAAAGCGGCAATCTTATCTAAAAATTTAAAACATATTGTTAAACCATCTGATACATTATATTATGAAATTGACCATGATCTTGAAAATTTGGCAGAAAATTATGGATTATCATACAGCACACAAAATAATAAAAAGATTCAGTTAGATTCTGATGTATATGAAAGAACTAGATATTATACCGACCATACTGGATATGAAAAAGAAGAACAATTTGCAATTGCAAATACTGCAAAAGTTTTGGCAAATACAACAAATTTAGATTTTAGACTTGAAAAAAATATGAATATCATTCCATTATTGGATGTGGGAAGAGCCGTCAAATTCAATTCAAAAACATCTGAATATGATAAATTAACTGGAAAATACATTCTCAAATCGACAATAATTGATTTTGATCGAACCCGTGACTGGGAGGTAGTTGCTAGAATATTTCTGATGAGAACAAATAAGGACAGATAGATGAACAAAGATCAAATAAAAAAACGAATTGAAGAATACATAAGATGTAAAAATGATTTTATGTATTTTATATCAAACTATGTGTATCTTGAACTTCCTGGTGGAAATAAAAAAATAAAACCATATGAAAAACAGAGAGAACTTTTGGATTTAATAGATAAAGATCATTTTGTTATCGTATTGAAATCTCGACAGATTGGAATCAGTACGATAATACAATCATATGTGGCATGGTTAACTGTATTTCATGATAATGTTGTTGTCGGTATAATTTCAAAAAGTGGTGATGCTGCAACTAAATTTTCAAGATTTATTATGGGTTTTATTGATAAATTACCACCGTGGTTAAGACCTAAATTTGATAAAAGAAATGAACGATCATTTATATTAAAAAATGGAAGCAAAGTTTATAACATGCCGGTTGATCCCAAAAATCCCACGAATTGTTTTCGTAGTGAGAGTATTACATTTTTAATTATTGATGAAACCGCATTTGTTCCAAGGATAAGTGATGCATGGGAAGGTATTGTATCATCATTATCAACAAATCAGATGCATGCCCGAAATTCTGGTGTTCCGTATGGAACGATTCTTCTTAGTACTCCAAATAAAACAGTTGGTATGGGTAAATTTTTTTATTTAAATTATATGGATGCTGTAAGCGGTGATGGATTTTTTAAGCCATTTATCATACATTGGAAAATGATTCCTGAATTATCGGGTGATATCTATTGGTACAAGAATCAATGTGCTATGCACAAAAACGATCCTAGAAAAATTCAACAAGAATTGGAATTGAAATTCCTTCCAACAGAAGGATCATTTTTTGATGATGAAACAAATAAAATTCTGCAAGATAATCCAATAGATCCAATTGAACTTCAAAAAATATTTAATGGAGAAATTCGAGTATATGAAAGACCAATTGAAGGAAGATTCTATATAAGTGGTGTTGACACGGCCACGGAAAATGGAGAAGATAAATCAGCGATTGTTGTATTTGATTATGAAACAATGGAACAGGTTTGGGAATATCAAGCTAAATGTGCAATAACGGATTTTGGAAAGGTAATTGAAGTCGTATGTAACACATATCCAGGAACACTGGTTGTTGAAAATAATTCAGTGGCAAGTCAATTGGTTGAAGGGTTGAGCCGAAGTAATTATCACAGTATGTTATATAAAGGAAAATTAAGAGGAAATGGAACGAGTAAAACACCCAAAATGATTTCAGGATTGCCAGTAAATATACATACAAGGCCATTAATAATTGATGCATTATATTCAAATGTATCAAATTATCCACACACAATTCGATCAAAAGCCTTAGCTCTTGAATTAATTGGATTGGTTTCTAAAAAGAACGGTAAGGTGGAATCAGATGTAGGGTGCCATGATGATCTCGCATTAGCGGCTTCATTTTGTTATTATGTTAGAAAATATGATCCACCGTTAATGGTAAATTTTAATAAAAATGAACAATCAAGTGATTTTGAAGAAATATTAAGTTTTAATGATGATATTTCATCTCACAATATGACCGATAATGGAAATATAATGAGAAAAGTCAAAAATGATTTAGATAAAAACGATATAGACAAATTAGGGTGGATTAATACATTAGATTTTTATATATAAAAGATGAACCTAATGATATTCCTGAATGGATATTAAGACAAAAAGAAGGTTATTTTAGAATTTGGGATTGTGGACATTATAAATTTAAAATAAAAGGAAAATAAAACTTGATTAATTTTGTATATATTTTAAAAAGTAAAAGATATGTCAAGGAGAATAAAATTGAATAATATAAATGAGATGTTTGCTTTGCCAATAGGATTAAAACCAATTCCAATATTCGGATCATTACGATTGTTTACATCTGATTCATTAAAAAGGTCATACGTTGATTCAATGTCTAAAATGACTTCAATATCTGGAGCAATTTCAAAATTGGTTGATAATGAAATGATTATTCCTTGTTTTTTAACTAAAGGAATAATATCGACTATTTTATTTAAGATGTTTCCGACAGATAGAGCTAGAAATGATGAACAATTTTTTAAAGAAGAGATGAGAAATGTATTTGGTTT